CGAAGCCAACATACTGGCGGCAGTGAAGCAGACAGCGGCCATACCAAACGGTGACGGCTAACGTGTCAGAGATTGACGCGATCATCGCTCAACTGATGTCGTCAAAGGCGGTGCCTGTTGCGCTGGCCGAGGTCGACCGCCTTTTGTCGTATCAGAAGATTGACGACTACCATCCATATCCAAAGCAGGTCGAATTTCATGCTGCCGGGGGAATCCACAGCGAGCGCCTGTTCATCGCCGGCAATCAACTTGGCAAAACTTTAGCCGGCGGCGCCGAGTGGGCGTTCCACCTGACGGGCCGCTATCCTTCGTGGTGGAGGGGTGCCGAGTTCAAGAAGCCGGTGACAATGTGGGCGAGCGGAGTGACGAACGAGGGAACGCGCGACAACCCGCAGCGGATCCTTATTGGCCCGCCGACGATCGAGGAGTCTTGGGGGACCGGGATGATCCCTAAGAGCGCCCTGGCCGGCTGGAATCGGGCGATGGGCACGCCGAACCTGCTGGACAACGCAACGATCCGGTGGGGTGGAGGCGGTGACGTGCAGGCCGGAATCTCGATCCTGAACTTCAAGTCATACGAGAAGGGCCGCGAGAAATGGCAGGGTCCGACGATTGATGGGGTCTGGTTCGATGAAGAATGCCCGCTGGAAATCTACACCGAGGGTCTGACGAGAACGAACAACGGGCAGCACGGGCAGTTCTCGATCATGACATTTACGCCGCTTCTCGGCATGTCTGATGTGGTCAGGATGTTCTTGATGCCGGAGGCTGGAAGCGACGCGACGACCCGCCATGTAACGACCATGACGATCTACGACGTGGAACACTATTCCGACGACGAGCGAACGAAGATCATTGCCAGCTATCCAGCCCATGAGCGCGACGCCCGTGCAAAGGGGATCCCCACCCTGGGCTCCGGGAAGATTTTCCCGGTAGAAGAAGACTTGATCAAGGTTGCCGCCTTCCCGATACCGGCGCATTGGGCGCAGATCAATGGCTTGGACTTCGGTTGGGACCACCCTTCGGCGGCCGCCCGCCTGGCCTGGGATCGAGACAGCGATGTGATCTACGTCACAGCCGTTCATCGTGCAGCGCAGCAAACTCCTGTCCTGTTCGCCCCCACCGTCAAGGCATGGGGTGAGTGGATCCCGTGCGCCTGGCCACACGACGGGCTGCAGCATGACAAGGGTAGTGGAGAAGAATTGGCGCAGCAATACCGGAATACTGGCCTGAACATGCTCGAAGAGCGGGCGACGTGGGAGGACGGATCAAACGGAGTCGAGGCCGGCGTACTGGAAATGCTCGATCGGATGCAAACCGGGCGATTCAAGGTGTTCGCGCACCTGGAGCCATTCTTTGAAGAATTCAGGCTCTACCACAGGAAAGATGGAAAGATCGTCAAGCTGATGGACGACATCCTGAGTGCGTGCTTGCACCCGGAGACTGAAGTTATTACGAGCGAAGGTGTCAGGGCTATAGCTGATTTGGTTGGAACCTCTGGGCTGGTGTTGAGCACTGAAGGCAGGTGGCAACCTTATAAGAACTGTCGCCTCACGCAGGCCGATGCCGAGGTTGTGAGAGTGGTGTTTTCGGACGGACATGATATTGTTTGTACGCCGGATCACAGGCTTCTCACTGACAGCGGAGAGTGGGTTCCTGCAATTGACGCAGAGGGAATTATCTGTCATGATGCCGTATCGCGTCGTGGAGATAAACAATGGATGAAATTTGGTTTGACGGAAAGCGCTTTACCAGGTTCGGTAACTACTGGCGTAGCGCGAAAAAGTTCCTACACCGAGCGATTTGGGAAAAATCTAACGGACCAATACCGAAGGGCTGTCACGTTCATCACAAAGACGGCGACAGGGAAAACAACGACCTTGGGAATCTTGAGATTAAAGACGGGCGAAAGCACATCTCTGATCACCAAAAAGGGCACGCACGGGAACCTGTTTGGGCGCATGCCCCGCAGAAGCAGTGGCGAGAGTCTGAAGAAGGTAGGTTGTTCTTGTCTGAAATGGGTAAGCGAAATCAGCACTACATGCGGGTCAATGCGGAGTTTATTTGCGAATGCTGTGGAAAAAGTTTTGTCACTCATAACACTGGCGGCAACAGGTTCTGCTCAAACGCATGTAAATCGAAATGGCGTAGGGACTCTGGTGCCGACGACGTTTCTTTTCAGTGCAAATTCTGCGGAACTGAATTCAAGGCAAACAAGTACTCAAAGACCCAATATTGCTCAAAGGGGTGTTCTAGAAAACTTTGGTTATCAACAGAAGATGGGCGAAAGCATCTCGAAAACCTTGCGCGTGCAAAGCGTGAAGCCAGTAGGAAGAAGTGATGTGTTTTGCATGGAGGTTGAGAACACCCATGCTTTTGCGGTAGCTAACGGAGCGATAGTACATAACTGCCGGTACGCGATGATGATGAAGCGCGAGGCCAGGGTGGCGCCGAGAGAAGAGCGCAGGGAGCGGAAGCGGGAGCGCAACTGGAAGACCGCATAACGATGAAACTGAGAATTGTGCTGGTCTAGCAGCTTGACAAGGAAGGGAAGGGCGAGGAATGACGCACCGCATTGAAATCATCGGAAACGCTACGCTCTACCTTGGCGACTGCTTCGAAGTGATGCAGACAATGCTGGAGAACAGCGTCGACTCCATCGTGACCGATCCACCTTACGGCCTGTCCTTCATGGGCAAGCATTGGGACCACGGTGTACCAAGTGCAGAAGTGTGGGTGGAATGCCTGCGCGTCCTGAAGCCAGGTGGTCATCTGCTTGCGTTTGCCGGCACCCGCACACAGCACCGCATGGCTACGGCCATCGAGGATGCTGGTTTCGAGATTCGGGACATGATTGCTTGGGTCTACGGGTCGGGATTCCCAAAGTCACACAACCTGAAAGACGATTGGCAAGGATGGGGAACTGCACTCAAGCCAGCCCTTGAGCCAATCACCGTTGCCCGCAAGCCCCTGATTGGAACCGTCGCAGCGAACGTGTTGGCGCATGGCACGGGCGCGCTGAACATTGACGGATGCAGGGTGTGGACAAATGAGGATTGTTCTAGAAAGCAAAGCGTAGTGGCCGACACGCCTACAGGTTTTGGAAAAGGGATTGCCATGGGAGGCCGTGGCTCCGACCTTGGACGCTGGCCCGCCAACCTCATTCACGATGGTAGCGAGGAAGTGGTGGAGTTGTTTCCGCAGTCGGCTGGTCAGCAAGGGGATGTGAAGGGAACTGAGCAAAGTCACACTGGAACCGCGAACTGCTATGGGGAATATGGTCGCGTGCCTGCAGCAAAGCGCGGTGACACTGGCTCAGCCGCCCGTTTCTTCTACTGCGCCAAGGCGAGCAAGAGTGGTCGTGGCGAAGGGAACAATCACCCAACAGTCAAGCCTACTGACCTCATGCGTTACCTGTGCCGCTTGGTCACTCCGCCCGGTGGCATCGTTCTCGATCCCTTCATGGGGTCATGCTCGACTGGTGTTGCTGCTGGAGAAGAAGGGTTTGCGTTCATCGGCATTGAGCGTGAAGCCGAGTATCTTCAAATTGCCTGTCAGAGAATAGAAAACGCCTATCAGCAATCAAGGCTGTTTGTATGACACCCACCATTTCTTTCAGGTTTTAATTTTCCAGACAAGCCAACCAAAATACTGGCTGGCAGTCCAGAATCTCCGCAATTCTTTCTCCGCGGAAACTGGAATGAACCTGGATCACCCAATTCTCTCTGCCGATGGCGGGCGGTATTTCGCAGTCGGAGGGCCTTCTGCCTACAAAATCCGGGAGCACCGAGGTTATACAGCCAGCTTTGAATGGGTGGATGGGGAACCAGCAATGCTGATGTACCCGACGCGCGGCGGGCTCGACGCCGGCGTGTTCGGCATCTGCCTGTCTTCCGCGGCGAAGTATGCGGATCCGAACGGCGACCCGACAAGGGAGTGTTGGCTGGAAGCGCTTCGTGCCCTGCCCATCCTCGGGAAAGCGCAGATCGACATCGAGTGCAAAACCCTGGTTGCTTGCATCATCCACTGGATGCCGGAACTGCTGCACATGCCGTACTGCCCGCGTGAAGTGCGCGTTGCCGACCGCCCGGCGCCGGTGTGGGAAATCTCCCATCAAGATCAAAACGGACGCTTGTTGAGCGAGGCGACGATATGAAAGAAGCGCAGTCGAACAACCCGAAGAACGACACCGGGAAGAAGACCGAGCGCGAGCAAAAGCTGCACAGCCGCCTGATTACTTGGTTTCAGCAAGAGCTTCGCTGGCAGTCGGTCAATCGGTTTCAGATGGCGATCGACGAGGACTACTACGACTCTGACCCATTCACCGTTGAAGAAAAGGCGGTACTCAGGTCGCGTGGCCAAGCCGCCGTCTGCTACAACGAAACCAAGTCGACGGTCGACTGGCTGATTGGCACCGAGCGCCGGACCCGTACCGACTTCACAGTTCATGCCAGGGAAGAGTCGGAAGAGGCAGAATCCGACGCGCAAAACAAGAGCAAGCTGCTGAAATACCTGCACGACGTGAACCGGACAGAGTTCGAGCGCTCAAACGTAGCGGACGACGTTTTCAAGGCCGG